AACGATACGTGGTAACACCCTTAACATAACCAGACTTGTAAGCATCCATGTAGATGTCAGCAAAGTTAGCGAACGGATAATCGTTCGGTACATTCACTGTCTTCGACATTGCGCTATCAACCCAACGAGCGAACCCTGTCAGATCATTGACGTGATCTTGCACCGACAAGTTGGTTGTAGTGGCGGCCCAATCTGCTGACGCATCCCACAAACCAATCTTCTTCATGAAACGAACGCCGAAATCTTCACACAGAACTTCCTTGGTGAGACCGCGGCTGCGGTCGATCTTGTATACAGTGCCGTTTTCATCGATGCCGCGAAGGATCTCTTCGTCGCCTTCTTTGGTGAACTTGAACATGTCGGTTTCGTACCATTCACCTTCGAACCACTTAGGGGTAACGGAAGCAATATGATCTGGCATTGTGTTCACAATAACCGTACGAACGTATTCGTGCATAAACACAGGTTCCAAACCACCAGACACTACGTTTGCAAAGATTGAAGTGTTCCCAGTTGGCTGAATTGAAAGCAGGGAGCTGTTACGAACACCAACACGGCGCATCTTGTCGAGATATTCTGCAGGTAGACCAAGGTTCTTAACGAACTCACCCTCTACGTGCTTCTCAGGAATGCACAGTGGGAACATGCCCTTTTCTTCTGCCAGGTCAATCGACGCACAGTATGCACATCGTGCAATTGTACTCATCAATTCTTCGCGCAGTGAGTTGGCCTTGTCGGAACCGAATCGAGTTTGCAGCATGTACAACGCAGATCCCCATCCCAGGATACCAACACCAATGCGGCGCTTATTTCGCATTGAGTATTCATATTCTGGTAGTGGTGCTTTTGACAGGTCACTCACATTGTCCAAGAAACGGACCAAGTATGCCGTGTATGTAGCTACACGTTCGAGATCAAATCCTGTGCGGTCAGCGTTGAGGAAATGTACTAGATTCAAAGAACCCAGGTTACATACGTTACCCGGAGCTAGTGTTTGCTCGCCACATGGGTTTGTTGCGAAGATGGTTTCCAGATAGTTCAGAGGACCAAATTTGTTTGCACGATCGAGGAACAGAACGCCTGGTTCAGCACGGTTGTACGTGGATTCCATGATCAGCTTCCATAGGTCCTTCACAGAAACGGTGTTGTAGACCTTGATTGGATAGCCTTTTGACTTCCACAGCTGAATGTTACCATCCCATTCGTCCTTGTATTTTTCAAACGTGGTGTCTGGGAAATACAGATCCCACTCATCCAGAGCAGCGATCAATTCATTGTAGGTATCGAAATCAAAGTCCTCTGCTGGAACTGCACTAGCGTGAGCGCCAGCCAATGACATGTCTCGTTCCAGCTCTTGGATCTTCTGCACACGTTCCATGAACTCATCGGTGCAGTTCACTGAAATGTTGAACTTCGTGAGACGGCCTGGTTGCTGCTTGGCAGTAATGAATTCGATGATGTCCGGATGCCAAACATCCATAACACCCATCATTGCACCCTTACGGATCTTGCCTTTGGCTTTCTTGTTGGTGGATTTCTTACCGGATCCTGCCGTGATAATTTCGGAAGACTTGTCGAAGATCTCCATGTACTTGACAGAACCTGGAGACTCAACACCAATACCGTGGATGAATGAACCACGCGGACGGATGTACGAGAAGTTCTCACCCCAACCACCTTCAGACTTCAGGGTGGATGCTTGTGATTCCAGCGATGCCAGAATGCCATGCAACGAATCGATGTCGTACTTGCCGCGAGGGCCGACATAGCAGTTCATCAGTGTAGTACCGCCCCATTCCGTACCAGCATTTGCATAGATGCGGCCGCCGGAAGTTGCTTTGAACCCTGTCAGCAAATCATAGAACTTTTCAGTCCATTCCATGCGCAGAGTATCAGTTTTTTCCATGGAAGCAACAGCAGCTGCGACTCGGAACATGGTGTGATCGACGGTGTCGTCATTATGATCACGGTAAGTGGTGCTCCAGACTTCATCTGAGAAGGAATCTTCGAATATTGTCTTGATTCCTTTGGAGATCAGCTTTTCACGTAGCTTGATCAGTTCTGGGGTCATTGTGAAGGTCGGAACGAGGTCCGTTTGATTCATGAAGGGTTCTCCTATTCTTATTCTTATATGCTTAGCTGTTCAACACTAATGCCGTGGTCTTGCATATATGCTAAACCCGAATTTGTGTTTTTTGCTTCATCGTATATTACATTGCCTACACGTCTCTTGACAACTTTTTCTGCGCATGACATGCATGGGCAGGTAGTTGAAAACAAGAATGCGGAAGACAAGTCTTCGGTAAGGGGGATCTTCCGAAGCGCATTATCTTCCGCATGAATTACGTTATCTTTTGTGTCGCCGGTGTTGGAATCTTCGCAGCAATTGTCTTCGCCGGAGGGAGTTCCGTTCCATCCTATGGATATGATTCTATCGTCTTTTACTATGACGCATCCGACTTGCCGTCTGATGCAGTACGACAGGCTAGCATATATGTAAGCAGCCTGCATGTGTGCTATTTTTTGTCTCTGTTTCATTAGCGGTCTTATTTAGTCTTGTTGTTTTTGAACCCACTTTTCAGGCACTTTTTCCCGTAATAGTGCAGAGTTATAATTTTACTGTTTTTTGGTGATGTGGCAACAGTTGACTTCAACGTCGGCATCACCTATTATGCACGGGCGTTGAGCGCTACTTGAGGTTAAGTAGTTTTTATTAACAAGCCTATATGGAGATTACCATGGCTGAAAAAGAAGTCCAGAAAGAAAAGGACATCGGTCAAATCGTTCGGTACCTGACCAGTACTTTCAATGCTGCAACCCAAGGGTTGGAGCGCCCCTTCCGTGGGAAGAAGGCTGGCCCGAACGAGGCCTACATTATGCAATCTGAGTTTGCATACCTCCTCAACGACCTGACCCAAGGTCCACGCTGCATGCTGCAAAAGCATATTGCAGAGTGTAATGAGTTCATCGACCAAGTGGTCCAAGAACTCTCCGCTAAGGCAAACAAGACCGCCTAAGCACCCTCATTCGATGAGCATAAATATTCCTCATCTAATGAAGGAATATTATGCTCATCGAGGATCTTCTCGGCAACCATCGTACCGACCAAGCACACGATTTTCGGTCAATTCGAACATCATGCTCGCAATTCATCGATGAATCAGCGGGCTTGCCGCTGTTTCGACAGTTGCCTACATCATATGCTGACGTCCACCGCGTAAAAGTACGTGCAAAAAAACGGTCGTCTGTTGTCGGTGAGGCATTCAACAAAGCATTCGAGCAGAACTACACCAATATTTCTCAGCGTGCAGTGTTTGCCACCCCATCCAAGCAATATTCTGATCCGACGCACGAACCCTTTTACATATTCCCAATAAATGGGTTTAGGTTCATCTACTCCAAAGAAGTATCCGAGTCTACTAGTGGATACCAGCAGGTAATGAACACCATTGTCGAACAGTTGAAAGATGAGCAAGCAGCTAGCGAATTAGTATCGGATCTGCTCAAATTCAGCTATACGTCCGTTAACCTGTATGAAGGCATAAATTCTAACTGCGAAATCATTTTGTACGGGATTCCGTACTACTATGCAGTTCGATGTTCTGCATATCCAGAATATCAGCAAATAATTTCAGCATAACGCTACCATAAATAAAACAATAAAGGAAGACACATGTCAGAACTCAAGCTATTCACCCTCAACACCACACAAGAACTCATTGGTAAAGTCGTAGCCGACGAAGGTACATCGTTCGTCGTCGAACAACTTCTGTGGGTACGCCCAGTACAAACCGGGCCGAATGAGTACGGTCTCCAGCTTGACCAGTTCAGCCTAGCCAACCCAGATGGTAAGCTACGCATCTACAAGCATGCAGTGACCAGCGAAGTTGTTGACATTCCTGAAGGGCTGCGCAATGCGTATACTCGCCAGACGTCAAGTATCGAAATCGTATCTTCGTTGCCAGGAATGTAATAATGGCTCAAGTCCTTGTCAGAGGTGATGCAGTATATGAATGCGACGTTTGCAAACGTCGCATTCGTGTTCCGACGCAACGTCGTGGGTTGGACGTTATCCAACGTTGCGTCATCACTAGCAACTGTCAAGGCAAACTGCACAAAATCCGTCTGACTAAGGAAATCAATGAAACTCCCGCGTTCCCAACGGAAATTGCGGGAGTTCAGGATTGGGCACAGCGAAAAGTTCTATACATCCACAAACAGCAAGTACAGTCAGCAAAGTGGGTGGTTAACCACAACCTAGCCAACAACCCAAACCTATATGTGTACGTCACCAGATTGGTCAACGACAATGAGACTGATGTGCCAATCGAACCGAAGAAAATTGCGGTTATCGATCTGAACACCATCGAAATTACGTTCGATCAAGCTGAACGAGGGTTGGCTCAATGTATTGCTAGCTCGTCAAAGAACCTGACGAATCCTAACTCAACAGCAGGCGTAGCTGCTAACAGCACCGACTTCTTGCTGACCAACGGTAGCGAGCTTACTATTGCTACCGCAGATGTATCTGATAACATCAATCTCGAACTAACATTCAACAGCCCATCATCAACCCTTCCGGTGGTGTTGGAATACACTAGCATCAACAAACCATCGGTATATTCAGCATGGAACGATGCAGATTATGTTATCATCAATGGACGCAGATATCGCGTCCGTAGCTTCAACATTGTGCTGTCAAATCCAGCACCAACGTATTTCGGTCAGGGTGCAATAGCATCCGGCTCAACCGTTGTGGTCACCACACCACTGAAGGCGAATCAAGTAGTAATACTGCTGGCTAAACCACCATTTGCGTCTGCTGATAAGGTAGCACAACAGTACATTGACTGCTCAAACTTGACCACAACGCCATATCTGTATCTGAACCAAGGCGAGCTGTACGCACAGCCAAACGTCATTAAGAATACGTACCCACCAATCATCGTTGCTTAACACGCCGGGTTTATGATACAATAATCGTCATAATAAGAGGGTTACATGCAAAATAAAACCACAAAGCAACAACTGTTGCTTGAATATCTCATTTCGTCCGTCGATACATTCGCTCTGTGCAAATCCATCGTGAAGCCAGAGTATTTCGACCCAGAGCTGCGAAAAAGCGTAGAATTCATCCACGAGTACTACGACAAATACAGCGCAATCCCCACCCCAGATCAAATCTCAGCAGAGACTGATGTTGCAATCAAACGGCATCAGATCACACACGATCAAATATCGTATTGTTCCGATGAGATTGAGCAATTTTGTCGCCGCAAAGCCATGCAGCAAGCGGTCATCCAATCATCAAAATATATCGAGAAGGACGACTATGGTACCGTTGAAACACTCGTGCGAGATGCTCTAGCCGTATCACTCAATCGAGACCTGGGCGTAGATTACTTCAACAAACCAATCGATCGACTAGAGCGACTAACGCTGCAACCACTCCGAACACCAACCAAATGGAAGGCGTTTGATGATATGCTCAACGGTGGTATTGCACGGAAGGAAATCCTGCTATTCTCAGCAAACTCTGGTGGCGGTAAATCCATCACTCTGGCAAATCTGGCAGTGAACATGCTCGAGCAAGGGTTCAACGTATTGTACCTATCACTGGAACTATCCGAAGACCTGATTGCTCAACGATTTGACACAATGTTCACCGGGATTCCGTCGGTTGTGTCACAACAAAAATACAAAGACATTGCGGCTTCGCTGAACGAACTGGCCCCACATATGGGGAAAATGAACATTAAGCACATGTCAACAGGAACGACATCCAATCAAATTCGATCATATTTGAAAGAGTTTGAATTGAAGTTTGGTTATCTACCTGACCTACTGATCGTCGACTACCTTGACATTATGGGCGCGAATGAAAAAGTGAGCGCCGACAACGTGTGGGAAAAAGACAAGCGAGCAGCTGAACAGTTGCGTGATATTGCATTCGACTACAATATGTATATCGCCACAGCTTCCCAACAGAACCGATCTGCAATCGATGCGCAAGAATTGAATCAGAGCCACATTGCAGGCGGTCTATCCAAGGTAAACACCGTCGACATATATGCATCAATCATCATGACTCCAACGATGAAAGCTGCAGGTGAAATTGGGTTCTCATTCCTCAAAACACGTAACAGTGATGGGGTTGGTAAAACAATCTATATGCGATGGGAAAACAAGACATTGCGCATCCTCAACAAGACTGAAGGTGTTGACGATGACGGTGTTTTGGTGGATCGTGAGCCAATCAGGCAAGGTGGCGGATCGGGTAAACCCAAACGATCACTGCTAGATATAATGAACACATAACAACAAGGAGATTTACATGCCACAAGTACAACAAACCCTGACTATTACCATCGACGACACCATTTTTGAAGTCGCCAACATGAGCCCTGAAGTTCAGAGCGCAGTCATGTATATGGACGAATGGCGTCAGAAGGAAGCTGATCTGACATCCAAGCTGCTGATGGTCCGCGCAGCCCTGAATGATGTCCAAAACACTCTCCTGAAGACCATTCAGGCCGAAGCGGCTGCTGCAAACCAAGTCACAGAGGTTGCAGAACCAACACCTGCTGCAAAGCCAAAGCGCGCCAAGAAGGCAGGCTAATCATGATGTTGCACGAATCCCAACTGGTTGATATCGTATACACCAAAGATAACGGGGAAAAGTCCGACCGAACCATTGTTCCAACGTACGTTCCAAACACCAATCCGTTGGTTCGTGCAATCGACGTGACTGATCTGTCTGGGGCCGATCAGGCCAGGATTGAGCAATTGGTTCGTGAGTATCGTAAATACAAGGATCGTATTTTGAACACCATGTTCACGTTTGAATCATGGGTAGCACATACCCATAACATTGATATTTCACCCAAGTGGCGATCTTTCAAACCGAGTAACATCGACAGTATCTGATACCCAACGACTGAGTTGTTTTTTCAGCTATCCCATAAATACAGCATCAAACTGAATTTATGGGATAGCCTTTTATGGAACTAATTAAAAAAATCAACGAAGATGCAGTAGGTGCTGGTGATGTTTGTGCATCCGCAATGCCACTATTTGCTCAATTCGTCCGTCGCGAACAACCAGCCGGTAAATCTATTCCGAAGCCTATCGTCATCAAGTACGGTAAGTCCGCTGTAAAGAAGAAGCAAAAGCCAGCCAAAAAAGAACCATTCACTACATTGGGTCTGAAGGAAGCTGTTTCTCACTTCTATGAGAATATCAATGGTGATGATGCTGTAGCACCAGACTTTGACGCATCTGAAGTCACCGCAAAACTCAAGTCGCTCGAACAACGCGACAGTGAAGATTTCCGCGACACGGTTGCATTCGGCCTCGAAGATGATGACGGTAATGTGGTTCGTGTTCGCATCAAGCACGACCAAGCTCCAGAGTTCGAAAAAGCACTACAGGCATTCATGTCTGATGCAAACGAAGATGAAGAACTTCCTGAAATTGCTGAACTCCTATTCAAACTGAAAGACCAATTTGATATCGTTGATGTCGAGTGGCCAGAAATTGAAGAAGACGAGGAAGAAGGTCAAGTGCTAGATAATGGCGAAATGCCACAAGGCGATGATGCTGGACTAGAAAGCGATCCAGGTTTGGAAGGCGATGGTCTCGGAGATGCGCCACCAGCCGAACCAGCTGTAACCGATCTATTGACCCAAGTCATTGACATGATGAAAGCGGATGCCGAAGCTCGTAAGGCTGATGCCCGTGCACGTGAAGCTGAGGCAAAGAATCGCGAAGCGGAAGCAGCGATTTCTCAGGCGCATAGCCGCGTCAAGCATGAAGAAGAATTGCTAGACATGGACACGTACAACAAGAATAAGAAGGAACAAGACAAAGAAGCGAAGCGACTAGCTCAACTAGCTCAGTGGCGTCGTGAAGTTGGTGATGGTGAAGAAGGTGAGAGCGATGATGATTTTGGTCTCGGTCAATCCATTCGAGGTGGCGGTGAGGAAAACGAAGAAGTGCACGGACGTCGTCCTACACAGATGAAGCCTCAATCAGGTCGTAAAACACTAGGCGGTCGTGTGCATCCACATGATGTCGCAAAGTTCATTCTCAATAGAATGCGATAACATCATGAAACTATCACTCATTGATTTTTTGTGCCTGAATGAAGACGCAGCCGCTGAATTGTCCCAGTTGACAATTCAGCGACAACAGATCATCCTGAAAAAAGCAGCGGCAGACAAGCAATTTGATCAACAAATTGCTAACTTTGACCGCATGATATTTCAAAAAGAACGACAGAAGCAAGCAGAAGATAAGAAGAACGGCGTAGATCAACAACAGCAACAGCAACAGCAACAGCAACAGCAAACGCCTATGCAACAAACTAACCAGACGACTCAGCCTGGTAGTACCGGTGCACAAACTCCTGGATCTGCTTCCTCTGTCGGTAACAATACCGGACAGCAGGTGAGATAATTGTTTGTACATCTTGACACAATAACCCCAGTAGAACTCAAAACAATCGAAGGCCCAAGGGGGCGATTCTATATCACCCCTGAAGGCAACAAATACCCGTCAATTACAACAATTTTAGGGTCTGGTGATAAGCCATGGCTCACGGATTGGCGCAATTCATTAGGTGCAGACCGTGCCGATAAAGAAATGAAGCGTGCAGCTGATCGTGGGACTGCAGTCCACTTAATGGTGGAACGCTTCTTGGATAATGAGTCCAATGTCACACGCGGTCAGAAGATCGAACATGTGGCTGAGTTCAACACTCTCCGACTCCATCTGAAAAACATCAACAACATTCTCACACAGGAAACTCCTCTGTGGAGTGATCTGCTACGTGCCGCTGGCCGAGTGGATTGTGTTGGTGAATGGCAAGGTAAGCTATCGATCATCGATTTCAAGACGTCAACAAACAACAAGACGGCCGAAATGATCGATAGTTACTGGTTGCAAACCACTGCATACGCCATTATGTTCCAGGAGAGATACGGTATCCAAATTGACCAAGCCGTCATTATCATGAGCGTTGAGCGTGGAGCTGTGCCTCTAGTTTTCAAGCGCGATATCGACCCATACATCCAACCACTTTTGGAAACCATAAATACCTACCACAAAGCCAAAGGAACCAAGTGATGGATCAACAGAATATTATCGGGAATGAGGTCGAAGTAGCGTTTGCAACGCTAGGGAATCGCGCGCTCATTGGAAAGGTAGACACCGGAGCTACTACATCATCATTGCACGCTACCAACATTCAGGTTAGCGGAAATCGCGTATCGTTCGTGTGCCCTGACATCTCTTCCAACTCAATTACTATGGAGCTAGTTGGCTCACAAGAAGTACATTCAGCTGACGGTGGCGGTCAAGCACGCCCAATGGTGAAGTTTGACGTGACCGTTAACGGACAGTCCCTGTCTGGTGTAGCGTTCAATTTAAACGACCGCAGCAACATGGATGATCCAGTTCTAATCGGCCAAAACATCCTACAAGCTGGCAACTTCATCATCGATGTGAACAAAGATGAAGTGCCATCTGAAGCAGCGAATCCAATGGGCGAGTCCGTCGAATTCCAAGATCCACCAGAAGACCTGAAGGAAGCTATTCAAGTCATTCTGTCATACAATATCCCACTAGATAGATTCGCAACATTGATTGCGCACGCAAAACAATAAAGAGAGACATATGGCAGCTGTTAAGTCCCCATTCTATGTAGTTGAAGAATTCATTTCTCCACTAATGTGCGAAGAAATCGTAGACTCTTGTGATTTTTTGGTACCAAACCGCGACAAAAACGGAAAGGACATCAAGACGCAAAAAACTAGCGATCGTGCGGAGACCATCATATACGAGCGTTTGTTGGGCCTGTTGCCAGAGTTGCAAGCCCACTATCAAATCCTGTATAAGGGAACTGAGCGCGTTCAGTTTGAATGGTTCCCAGAGGGCAGCAAGGGTGAATTCGTTTGCGGTAACAGCGAATTCTTGCGAGGCAAGTGGCTGCGGACGAAGCAGCGAGACCTAACCGGAATTTTGTTCTTGTCTGATTTCCAAGACAAGACCCCGTTTGAAGGCGAATTTGAGTGTTACGGCGGTAAGCTCGAATTTGTGCAGCACAAATTTGGATTTAATCCACAACGAGGAACCTTGGTGGTGTTTCCAAGCGACCCGCATTTCATAAACGTGACAACTGACGTACTAGCCGGCGATTTGTTTCAGGCTCGAATCGAAATCGCTGCAAAGACACCATATTTGTATAACCCAGAGCTGTTCCCGGGCAATTACTTGTCCTGGTTCGCACCGCTAATTCAGAAGTAAAGACAGCGACGCTGTTTTAGTTGTACCCTGAGTGGCCCTACCAAAAATCGGAGAAATCCGGTTTTGGGGGGCGTTTTGTCATCAAAAATGACGGAAAGGAGAAACATGATGAATAATCATCGACTCACCAACGTCACTGCGATCATGACGATTTTCGTAGTGCTCTTACTATCGCTGTTCTGTATAAGCAGTTCCGCTTACGCAGACGACAACGTGGTAGAACATAAAGAAGTATCGACATACAATGGAATGTCCGAAGCCATTGTGAAGAATTTGATACTCGCATATCAGATAGGTAAGGAGGTTCTTGGTAACCCCGAAACCCTACAAGCTATAATGATGCAAGAATCCAAAGGAGTGGGTGGCTTGGTCGGTAACAAGTCAGCACCCCCATCGAAGCGTTCTTATGGTTTGATGCAGGTCCAGATCCCAACAGCCCGATCAGTACTTCGGGGAGCAGGTGAGGTTATGACTCGCTACTTCCCAGATCGTTCACTGAAAAGTGTCAAGGATGGGGAGATTGAACACTTGCTGCTGAAAAACGATGAAGCGAACATTCGCATTGCTGCATATCACTACAAGATGGACATTGCCTTTAATCACGGCAATTGGGATAAATCAGTGGCAAGCTATAACGTAGGCATCGGTGGAATAAAGCGGATTAAGAATCCAGCTGGCTTCCCATATGTAAATGGTGTTCGGTCGTATCTCAAACGAATCATTCGACCGTTTAATGAACATTTCAAGCCATTGTTGACGCAGTACGACTGACCCTGTATAGTGTTACGTACCGCCGAACAATAATAAGGAGAACAATATGGCATATCAGAAGAAAGAAAAGCAAGACAAGCAAGCAACTCGTGGCAAGAACGTACTGAACGATCCAGAAGTTCGTAAGGAGTTCAAGTCGCGACTGTCTACTGTCACGCATTACTTCCAAGCTGCTGATGATGCAAAGGAAGGCGCCTCCGAAACCGTAGCTGATCTGGCTGCCGAGTTTGGTCTGGATAAGAAGATTGTCCGCAAGCTGGCTACCACGATGTACAAGCACAGCTACAGTTCATTGCAAGAGGAAAATCGCCACTTTGAAATTCTGTACGAGATGGTTATCGAAGGACGGCTACGTGACGACAAGCCGGTGATTCTAACAGCCGACCAAGCGTTGGATGTTGAGATCACAAATCTGGTTCAACCAGATGACGATGCAACCGAATCTGAAATCGAAGAAGCAGAATAAGAAAAAGGCCCCATTTGGGGCCTTTTTTAATTACGCTACAGCACCACCAGTTCTTACATCGATCCAGTCAGCTGCAGTACCAAACGCAATAGTACCAACGCCTGTATTAGCATCTGTTACGATGATTGCACCACCCAGCACTACTACTGGCAGAGTTGCTAGTGTGTAAGAAGGAAGAACAACAACGCCAGTGAATACTGGATCAGCAGCTGGTGCTTTTGCGCCCAATGCTGTAGATAGACCAGTTACTTGGCTTTGAGCAATAGATGCTGCACCAATTGCGCTAGACACTTCCGTAGCAAAGTCAGTAATGTCAGCAACAACATGAGTATGTACATCTGCTGCCTTACCATCCAGAGCACCTTGAAGTCCAGTTACATCTGCGATGGCGTGAGTATGTACATCTGCTGCCTTACCATCCAGAGCACCTTGCAGGCCTGATACGTCAGCAATAGCGTGAGCATGGACAGAATCAGCCTTATCGTTGATAGCTGTTTGTAGACCAGTTACATCTGCGATGGCGTGAGTGTGAGTAGTAGCTGCTTTACCGGCCAGATCAGACACCAAACCAGTGACTTGTGACTGAGCCAGAACAATACTACCGACAGTGAAGTGTGTTGTGACATCACCAACGTGCGCAGACAGAGCACCAGCAGTTGCGAAATCAGATGCTTTTGAGCCACTATCCGTCAGGTTTCCAGCTGCATCTAGTCCAGCAAAATGACCAACCGTAGCAGCAGCAACTTTATCAGCCTTGGCATCAAAGTTTCCAGCAGTCAGGATGGTATCGACACCGCCGCCAACAGTACCTGCTTGCCACGTTAGTGAGGTTTCATCCCACTTCAACATTGCTGGTGGATTTGCTCCACGCGATACGCGAATGCCGGCATCACCAGATGTTGGAGTTTGAGTGGTAAACAACGAGATGGATTCGAAGCTAGATGGTTTGATAGATACGTTGCCGGAGAAAATCTTATCACCAGCAATGGTTTCATTTCCAGCCAGATGAACGACGTCGGCGTCATTTGCTTTTGTACCAACTGCAGCATTGATCATGCCTGTCGTTGCAGATACGTAGTCGGTAACATCCGCTACAACGTGTGAGTGTGGTCCAACAGCAACGGAACCAACATCAGCCTTCAATGCCAGTGCGTTGTTTAGATCAGTCATGGTTGGGCGATTGGCCAATTCGGTGGACAGATTAGGAATCTGATCTACCGTGCGAACAAATGGACGAATATCAACAACATTTGATGGAGCAATTGCGGACGTGGTTGCTGTCATGTATACAGCTGCTAGAGGTAGGTATCCAGCTGGAACAGACGGAAATGCTGGAGAGCTACCAGCGACACCGGCAAATACGGATACGGAACCAGTGTTGCTTAACGCAACAATATTCCAAGAATTGCCAGTAGCTGGAGCGGCGATCGATGGAGATACACCACCAGCAAATTCCACAAATTCATTGACAGAATTGAAGTAGGAACCTGGGCGAATGCGGACTGTTAGATTTGGTGTGTCGTTGGCGGATACAGAAAGAGGTGCAAATACAGCACCCAGTTTCTTGTCTGCATCGCCCTTTGGAGGGAATGTTGTTGACATTGAAGTGTTCCTTTGGTTGGGTTAAAGTTGGATGAATGTATTTATTTGTGGCTACGATTAACTCAGTTGAAATGGTCACATATAG